TTTTTTGCTTTTTCTCCTTGTGCTTAGCAATCGGGGCTGTGAAAGCACACCACAAGTTGTAAACAATACCGACAGCATGGCCAACATAGTGGACAAATACAAGGCAGACATTGACAGCATCAAGGCCGAATATTTAACGCTGCTAAACAGCCGTGCCAAAAAGACAAAAATCCTGCGAGATTTTAGGACAAAATATGTCCACGACACCATCACGCTGGACAAACTTGTTGGTGACACCGCCAAACTGGAAATAATCCTATCCGAAAACAAACTCATGCAGGAGATATTGTTTGACGATAGTATTGTAATCTCAAATCAGGAGCAAGTGATTATTATGCAGGATAGTGTTATTTCTTATTTAGAAGCCATTACGGCGAACCAAATCAAAGAAATAAACCAATGTACCAAAGAGGTTGCGAAACTGCGTAAAAAGGCAAATAAATGGAAAGCCATTGCCATTATCTTTGGAATAGTGGCAGCCGTGAAATAAATTTGTTGAATGTTCACACTAATAAAACAGCACGGCATCCAAGATTTTTACCTTTGCCGGGATGGCAAATGGCATCCATCGGCTGAACTCAATGCAGCTATTCGCCCGGTATCTTTTCGCAACCAAACGGAAGCCAAAAAGGGATGGGAGAAAATAGGCAAGCCAGCGATGGTGTTCATGCAGGAAATTTACAGCCGGGATAAAACACTACTTCAATGAAAAACTTGCAGGAATTTTTAAACTCAAAGGGTGAAAACCTGAAAGTGGATGGAGTGGTTGGCCGCTTCACTTTGGATGCCTTAGACCGCTACATACAAGCCGAGTGCATCAAACGCAAATGGTACACGCACGGCAACGGATTGGTTTGGATAAGGACTGATAACACATTCAGCAACAAGTTCGATGATTTTGTGGCAGTTTACAAAGGGCACCGGATTGTCTATGCGGCTCCGGCTTCCACCACTGCTGGGGATTTTTATGTTTACAATCCTCTCACCGTTGGTGGCATAACCGGAACAGCCGTTGCAGTGGAGCAGCAAGTGAACAACAGCCATAAATTTGTAAGTGGTGCGAACTGGTCAAATCTTTGGCTTGGTGCGCCATACTTTCAGCAGGTTTTACCCATTGAAATCTACCGGGATGGCAATAAAAACAACCAAGTGGACAAAGTCACCAAGCAGAAAGGACTTTATGGCATCAACTTTCACCGGGCCGGGGTGGGTAATTTAGTCAATAAGTGGTCAGCAGGCTGTCAAACCGTGCCGGATGCGTACTGGTTTGAGATTGTAAAGCGATTTAACCCCGGAGATGTGATTGCTTTTACGCTAATTTGCACATCCGGATAAGCAAAATTTGCAAAAATTGCTCAATGGAATGAGCAAAATTGAAAAATGATTTTACGATACAGCACTAATTCTCTCAACAAGTGTGGCCATGTCCATTTTTACCAAGTACATCAGCTCACCGCAAACAACACAGCTAATGGGTTTCTTTTTTGTGCTGCGTAAATCCGGCATAATAGCATCTATTTTGTAAAAACAAACCGGGAATGTTTCTGCCTCGTACAGGTCATCATTTGGTTGGATGCCCATATTTTCAAGCATGGTCGTGTGGTCATCGGATGCCACAACTTCAAGGCACAATGGGATTTTAAACATACATTTTTTGGCAGAATGAAAACTCCGGTATCACTTTGGTATCCGAAAAGGATGTACTAAGTGTCAGCCACATGGCTCCCAGTGGTTTGGGTGGCCTGCCACGTTCAATGTGGAACCCACCAAAGCCATCCTCGTATTCTTCTTTGTAGCTTGAAGTCCTAATTTGGTGAACATCCCGGATTTTGATTTTCTTTTGGTGGCTGTCGTAAACTTCCACCGGGTTAATGTGGTGATACAATTCGTGAACGTGGCCCTGCCAAATGCAATCGTAACCTTCCATGAAACTCATCATGCGCTGGTCTTGGATTACCCCTTTTGTAACAATACCACCACCACCAAAGCCGTGATAGTATCGGAGTGTCCATTTCCTGCGATGGCCCTCTGCGCTTAATTGGAATTTAAAATCAACCACCCCACCATAACCGCCAGCGTGAATTTCGGCTCCGTGCGTTGTGTTGAATAGGTCAACAAATCTTTGAATGGGGTCGGTTTCCAAAGCCTTCAAAATAGCGGTTTCGTGGTTGCCGTAACCCACAACGAGAATGTGGTCTTTGTACGGGCCAAACCAGTTCACAGCATCTTGTATAACAGCATCAATGTAGTTTGCTTTATTATGCTCCGGCAGAATGTCTTTCTTGCTTCGCCTTGGGTCATACTTTCCCTGCATCATGCAGAATGTGTCCCCGTTCAGGATGATTTTTGCATCACGTTTTACCGCTTCGTCAAGGTGATTTTTTAGCAGCACCCGGTCGCATTTGGGGTTATCCCAGTGCAGGTCGGAGAGCAGCAATAATTTGATTTCTTTTTCGCAATATACAGCGTGGACATTGCGAGATACACGGGTTATTTGTTTGGGCATCTTAGTAGAATAGTACAAAAAAAGGGGATGAAATCATCCCCTATTTGAAAAATGTGTCAAAAAGTCAATCAAAGCCAATAGACACGGCAATAAATAAAGTGCAACACCAATGATATTTAAGGCATCGGATAACAAAGTGCAATCACATTATGCTGTGGTTTTAACATTATTCCAAAAAGATAAGATTGTTTTTTATCGGTAATCCCCATTTTGATGTGATTATCCGGTTAAGGCAACCCCATTAAGTTCATCCTGCCATATCCGAATGCGGAACCAATCATCAACGCTGGGCATATCATCAGGCATTTGGCTGTAATCGTATGGCTGTGCCTCGATAACTTCCGGCTCAACGGGTTGTTGCCAGTTCTCAACGGATTTGGGGGTTTCACGTTTAGTCAGCATGGCTAATCTCCTTCAATGCAATGGTGTCACTTCCTGCAATATACTCCGCAGGCTTAACAATTTCACCGCCCTCGGTTACTGGCATTATATTCTTTTGCTCGCTTTGGTACGACCATTTTGCAAGATGCTCAACTTGCAGCATTTTTTGTTTTAACGCTGCCCATTCGTCTAAGTGGTCAAATTTCCACCGCCCGGCCCCGGCCCGGCACTGAATTTCAAATCCCATGTGCTGAAAGGTTTTCCCGTGCTTCTGCGCTTCCGATATTGCCTGCTGATGTATTTGTTCTTTGGCGGCTTTTATTTGCTTCTCCAATCGTGAGAGATGGCAGTATGCATCCAAAGCGGATGCGTTGCCTTCCTCAACATCAAATAAAACTTTTACAATGTCCATCATGGCTTCAATATTATTATTTCCTTGTAATTACCAGCGTTTACCCAATCAACCAGTTTGCCGAGCTTGTCGTGTGCCCAATCAGGGATGAACTTGCCTTCGCATTCAACCATTACTTTCGGGTAATCGTAAAGGCAGCGGCCAAGTCCGAACTGCACAGCAGCCCGTTTCATCGCATCACTGATGCCACCCTTTTCAGGCTCGATGTTGGTCTTGCTGGCACCATCTTCTCGGTAGATTGTGCGCTTGTCAATGGTCACTGATAAGCGGCAAATGAACCCGTTTGTAATTTCCCGGAACTCCGATGTCCAATTTGTCGGCCCAAAGGCTGCATCAAAGCGTTGCATCACACAACGATTGTTAATGTACGGAACGACAATTAACTTGCCAGTGCTTGTCTGCGATTGCACTCGCCATTCGATTTCCGATGGCAGAATAGGTGCGGTTAAGATTTCGTTCATTTTTTGGCCCTTTCAATAGTTTCAAAAATATCTGCAAGTGTCGGCAAAATTTCAGCAGGGATGCTTAGGACTTTTAAGCCTTCGGTTGTCGGGCTCCATTGCTGAAATAAATAAACGGTGTCGCTGTCATCTTCCCAGTCAATGCGGTAAATGACATCATCGTGTTCAAATTTGGCAGAGTAACTGCCGGTGTGTGTTACTGTTATCTTGGTTTCCATGTTGCAAATATAGTATAGTTTTTTATATTACAATAGTTTTTGTGAGATTTTTTTTATCAGGTCATCGGTCAGCAGTTGCGCCTTATATCCTTGCTTCGTGTATTTTTTGATTGTCTTTTCCACGGCAATCTCCGGCACTGGCTCAAAGGAGAGCATTTGTTCCTGCCAATAGACAACCGTTTTAAAACCACGTTCTTCCGTTGTCATAGCAAGCCGAAGGCCACATCAATCACTTGCTGCTCCTTTTTGCTTTTATAGGTGCTTTCTTTGTTTAGAGATTTAATCACGGTGGCATAGCTGGCCATTCCTTTGCAGGCATTTACCACTTGCATTTTCATACCTTTGCGGCTGTTTGCAATAAAGTGTTTTCGTTTTTCCTCGTGTGTCATAACTTGTGCTTGTAATCAGGGTTAATTTCTTTTTTCGTTGCGATTTTCAGCAGGATAAGATATCCGATAAGGTCATTGAGCGTATCTTCATCCGGTGCTTCCAATCCGGTTGTTTTGATGCGGCTCAATTTATCGTCAATGCGAACCAGCAACTGCTCGGTTGTGGATGCCTTGCTGAATATTCGTGCAGGTTCAAGGGCTGAATTGCCATACTTGACATTCTTTTCCACGAGCAACGTGCATAATTCATCGCAGGCTTTGATTATTTGGTTTTGCATTAGAATGGTAATTTCAAAATAATATTCTAAAAAGGTAAATCATCGGTGCCATAAGAAGCAGGCGCATCAAATGTGGTTTGTGGTGCTGCACTGACTTTTTGCTCAAATTTGTAAGCCTTTCCACTGCCAACATACACCGGGGATGCTTTCGCTTCTCGCTGTTCTTTGGTTTGACTTAGCTGCAAGGTGTGGGTTTCGCCAAATTTGCCCTCGCTTTTGCGTTCATTCAATACCAGTTTCAGGTACTTTTTTCCGTTTTTGCCCTCGCTGATAAGTTCCTTTGGAACATCGGAAAGGCAGATGTCAATAATAATCATATTGCTTTTGCTTTATTAAGTTGTTTACGTTTGTATGTGAGTATGTCCAAGTGTATTTTGGCTTCGTTGTGGTATTTAAAAATCAGCAGATTGTCAACGCAATCGGTGTATGTTCCAAATTCGGTTAGAAACTGCCAGCGGAAGTTGCGCCATTCCCGGATTGCAAAGCCACCATCGGGCAGCCGGGCAACGTGGGGTTGAAATGGATTGATGATTTTCACTTTGCAAATATAATAAATTAAATCTTATTTCCAAATATCAGTATCTTTTTTTATACTGAATGTAGAATAATATTTTTTGCATAAATTTCTATCCAAAATATATCCTTCAGTTCTTTCACCATCACCACATAATTCTGCGATATTGATTTTTTCTTTCAATAGAAAAAGGCGAAATTCAGGCAATGGCATCAAATAAAATACTTCCAAATCCGGATAATAGTAGACGAAATAATCTGCTTTTGAAGCATTGATGCCGCTTGGTTTTTGATTGCATGAAATTTCAATAAACATATTGCCAGTGGTAATACCTTTTTTAAATTCGTAGCGGTCGGTCTTTACTTCAAATGTGATTATTTTGCCATTAACATCTTGGCAGATAAAATCCCAATCTTTACCCTTACCTAAAAATTCTATTTTTTTGATTGCTCGCCTTAGCAAGAAATAATTGGCAATAACTCTTTCGCCCATTTCGCCCTGATTTAAATCATTCTTGAATTTTTCCATTTGATTTTCAGTTTACAAAGTTTTCAAACGCCAGTTTAATTTTGTCCAAATCTTCCCGGTACTTTTTATTTGTGTCTGCAAGGTCATTTACCAGCCGGGTGCTGTGCATCACCGTTGTATGGTGTCGGTTGCCACACATCCTACCAATAGCCTTCAATGGCATTGTGGTTTTGTTTCGCAGAAGCCAAAGGAATATTTGGCGCAGCTCTACGATTTCACGCTTTCGGGTGTGCAGTTTAACGTATTCTGCCTGATAGTAAGGGAACACGGATTTGATTGCAAGGTGAGCCGCTTTTGCGTACTCGTTGCTCGCACTTAGATTGTCAACTTTAAGCATCCTTTCCAGTTCAGCAATGCGCACCGCTTGGTGTTTGATTGTTTCTTTTAGGGTGTCAATTTCAGATACCCGGAAAGATGTCCTGATGTTGTTTTTCTTTGGTGGTTTTATTTTTATTCTCATGATTTTTTTTAAAATAGATATTCAACGGTGTTTCCTTTAAACTGGCATTTAAGCGTTCCGGTCATGCCGTTTCTGCACTTGCCGATAATTAATTCCGCATCTTCAATGGGATTGGTATTGCCGCCATTCTTTTGCGCTTCGTAATACTCCGGGCGGTACGGAAATAAAACCGTGTCTGCATCCTGCTCAATGGCTCCGCTTTCACGGAGATTGGAAAGTTTCGGCCTGCTGTTACCTTCCTCGGTTCCCCGGTTAAGTTGTGATAATGGCATCACCGTGCAGTTGCATTCCTTTGCCATCAATTTGCATTGTCTGCTGATGTATGCAATTTCCTGCTCACGATTTTTGCCCCCAGTTGCCTTTATCAATTGCATATAGTCAATGATTACCAGCGTTGGTTTGTTTTTCATTGTCTTCAGGCGCATTTTGATTTGGTCAATGTTCAGGGTGGTGCTGTCCTCAATTGTAAAATTGATTTTCAACTCCATCAATCCATCTGCCATGCGTTCAAGTTCGTAGTCGCTTACATCAGCATTGCGTACTTTAAGGTTATCAACATTCCCAAGTGATGAAAGTATGCGGTCTGCCAATTGTTCCTTGCTCATTTCCATGCTAAACATTACCACCCGGCCACCACGTTTGGCATGGGCTATTCCGATGCTGACTGCAAATGCTGTTTTACCCATACCCGGCCTGCCAGCAACAACCACATTCTCCCCGGCAACAAAGCCGCCAATGTATTTATCCAAAAAGGTGTAGCCAGTTGGGTGTCCAATTGTCTTTATTTCAGCCTTGCTGCGCTGTTCTAAGCTATCCAAACGCTCACCGAGTAATGGTAACAATTCAACCGCTTTGCCGCTTTCAACCAGTTGCAATTCATCCATCATTTTTTGGGTGCTACTGATGGTGTCCATAATATCTCCACCATCCTGCATTAATTTTACCTGATTTGTCATGCAGTCAATCATTGTTCTGCGTACAAATTCCTGATGGAGATATTGAACGTGCCGGGTTAAATCCTCAAATACTGCAAACTGGTTGCAAGTTGCTATTGCCACAGCAAGTTTTTTGTTTTTCCGCAGCACAGCCATATTGTCGATATATTCGTTTTCAATATACATGGATTGGATAATTAGGCAAAGTGCTTTAAGGTCATTGTCAATGAACCATTCTGCCCTTGTGGTGGCTGTATGTTGTAGCTGTTTACCTTGCAGCCATGTTCCGATGATAGTTTGTTCAGTCATTTAGGTAGTTTATTTTTTGGGGTTGCTCTTGTTTGAAAGGTCGAAGATATGGAATGGTGCTTTTAAGTTTGGTTTTCCAATTCTTAATTTTCTTTCCGTTGCCATCCATCCAACCATCGGATTTCCATTGCTCGTATTTGGCGGTAAGGGTAAATTCGTAATCAGGTGAAAGATTGGCATAAGCAATAAATTCTTGAAGCGTTGGTACTTTATTCTTAATTACATTTCTATTTACATTTTCATTTTCCATATGTGGGACATATGAATTAGATATGTTATTCATATCTTTTTTTGTTCTATTCTGCCTACGGCTTTCGCTGTATGCTTTTCTTTTTTCAACTTCCTGATGCAAACGAGCATTGAAATACAATCCGTTTTCATCCTTTTCAAATTTGCTGAATATATCTTCATCATATGTTTTACATATCTTCAACATATCACGTTCCGATAAATGCCCCATTTGATGCTGGTAGCAAAGCAACTTAATATATTTACCGATTTGTTCATCACTCATTAAAGCGGTTCCGGTTAAAAAATCGGATGAGTAGAATAGGAATGCAGGGTCTTTGCTCATGACTTCAAGGTTAATTTTTTGCACTGCTGGTAATACATGATTTTCAACTGATGCTCGTCTTTTAAGAAGTCACGTTGAGCATCGGTAATTTCACCACGTTGGCAGCGGTAATCTTCGTACTCCTGACGAATTTGGAAATCTTCAATTTGGTAATCGCATTCAGCGACTGGTAATTTGGTTGGTTTGTAGAGGTTTATTTTTTCCATAAAAAAAACACCCACACTTTCAAAGGTTAGACCCGGCTCCAAGTTAGCCGACCTTTTACTCGCATGGGTGTTGTTTAGGGGGATATTCATTCTGCTTGGTATTCTCGGTAGGGGGTCTAATCCTATTTTTCCGATATGCAAACTTAAAAAAGAATTTTCAAATAAACAAATTAATCGTTGGAATAATCGGTTCTATCTGCCATATCACGCAAATCAATGGCTTCATCTTCCTGCCAGCGGATTTTGCATTCAAGGTACCACGACCATCCCTTTTCCCACTGGTTAAATTCTTCGCTGCGTAATGGGTATGGGTTGGTTCCATCGTGCTGCTGCCACTGATAACGCTTACAAGCGTGGTAGCCTTGTTCAAATATTGTGTTTTCCATGTTGTTATTTGATTATGAATTTTTTTGCCATAGATATTGAATAATTTCTTTCGCCAAGAGCGTTTCCACTTACAAAGTTTATAACTACATCTCTTTTAGGTGTAAATCTAACAACGATACCTGCAAGAATTTCAGGGGCATCAGTCCAATAAAGTTTGCTTCCTACTTCCAAATTTAGTTTTTGTTGCTGTTTCATGATGCAAACATAGTATAAAAAACTATATCTGCAACAATTTATGTAAAATATTTTTATTGAAGTTATCCACATTTTAACAAAATAGAACATTTACGAATAAACTTTGTGCATCAAAGCGCACACAAAAGCATATCTCAAAGGCATGGGTTACGATGTAGCCGATTTCATCCCGTGTGAAGTGTGCCATTCGCAGGCTGTGGACATTCACCACATCGAAGCCCGGGGCATGGGTGGCACCAAAAAGGTTGACACCATCGACAACCTGATTGCGCTTTGCCGGGAATGCCACATTAAGTTGGGTGACAAAAAGGAATACAAGGAATTTCTGCAAGATATTGTCAGCTCGAGATAAGATATTGACGGAAATTGCAACAAGCGACTGGATAAATCAAGTGGCCAAAAATATTGGCGGCAAACACAGCCCGGAGATGGTGCAGGAATTTATGTTGTATCTTTGCCAGCTGCCTGACCACAAACTTGAAGAACTCACCACCAAATACAACATCAAGTGGTATGCCATCCGCTCCTTTGTAAACATGATACACGGCAACACCCGGACACAATTTTTCAAAAACAATTTACGAATTTCCGAAACACTCCCTGATAATGTTGATACAATACCTGATGAAAGCCGACCCGACAAAGAGGTCATGTATAGCTTATTTGACACCATTAACTTTCAAAGCGTGGCAGTCAAATTCGACCGGGCCGAGTGGTATGTGGTCAGGCTTTGGGAACTTTATCAGCAGCATATCTCAATGGCCGCAATGGCAAAGATGACAAAAATCAATTACCGAGAAATTCAGCAAATCATCAACGAAATAAAAAAGCAACTCAATGATAATTACAATGCCATTATCGACTAACATTATAGCTCTCGCCTGCTTATGCGTAATCATGAGCCGCTATGTGTACCCACCCATTGTTAGTTTTATACTAAAAGTGGACAGCCGCAACCGGGATGCAGTCAAACCTTGGGAGTGTGGTTTCTGCCTATCTTGGTGGATGGGTTGTGCTGTTTGGATTTACCAGTTCGGAATATGGGGTGTGGCTTATGCAGCCATGACCGCAGTATGTGGGGCATTTATTGACCGCTACCTATGACCCAACAAGACAAAGCCATCTGCCTGCAATTAAAAGCGCACGTTGACCAAGTGAACCGCACCGGAACGCTGTCAATCCCACCGGATTTGTATGGGAAGATTAATGAAATATACAAGCGGAAACACGGCCGACACATTCCGGCCTGCCGTTCCTGCATGATTGATGCAATAAAGTCACTTTATGGAGAAGCAAATGGTTAAGATTATCCATTCCGGAAACGCAGGGGATTTAATTTACAGCCTGCCGGCCATGCGAAAAGCATCGGAAATCCACAACAACCCGGTGCATTTGTATCTTCGCATCAATGTAGCCGGGCAGTATGCCGGAATGAACCACCCTTTGGGCAATGTGCAGATGAACCAAACCATCGCAGAAATGCTGACACCCTTGCTGCTGTCAACTAAATTCATCGGCAAAGTAGAAATCACCGATGAAGCCGCAAAATGCGACTACAACTTTGACCTATTCCGTAAAATCCATAATTACAGCGGGCACATCAGCCAGTGGTATTTTCACGTTTACCCGGAGCTGACTTGCGACCTTTCAAGGCCAATTGATTTTAACCTTAAAAAATCCACCTCTGAATTTGACATCGTGCTGAACCGCACTTCCCGGTATCACAACCCCACTTTTGATTACAGCATCCTGAAACCATACCAAGACCGAATTACCTTTGTAGGGTTGCCGCAGGAATTTAAAGTCATCAGCGCAAAGCTTCCGGATATTAAATACCACCCGGTGCAGGATTATTACGAGCTGGCGCAAGTGATTGCCAGTTCAAACCTTTTCATTGGGAACCAGTCAATGGCTTACGCAATCGCAGAGCAAATGAAGCACCACCGCATTTTAGAAATATGCCCAAGTGCTCACAATGTAATTCCAACCGGAGCAAACGGCTACGGAGCATGGACAATATTAAACCTTATACAATTATTAAAAAATGGCTGAAACAAGAAAAGCACACCAACGCAGATTGGCAGCAGGATTTTACGACCTTTACATCAAAGGGCAGGGCATTGACATCGGCTGCGGCAGAATTGACACTTACGATGGCGTGGACACAATTAGCCTAACCGATTGCATCCACCATGACAAAGATGATTGCGATGCAACCACGATGGACAAATACCCTGACAATACGTTTGACTACGTTTACGCTTCCCATGTGTTGGAGCATTTGGATAACCCGGTGACTGCCATCCAAAACTGGCACCGCATTTGCAAACCGGGTGGGCATATCATCATAAGCATTCCGCACCGTGATTTGTACGAGCGTAAAAAAACGCTGCCGAGCCGTTGGAACCTTGACCACCGTTATTTCTATTTGCCATACTCCTGCGAGCCGCCACACACTTTTTCAGTTGAGGGTATATTGCTTCAAACGGCTATCAAAGAGAATTGGGATATTGAGGTCATAGACACGGCAACCAATAAGGACAAACCCGAAGAACATAGCAACGGGGAATTTTCAATCGAAGTAATAATCAAAAAATATGCAGTGGGTAAAACTAAGCGAAGTAAAAGCAAACCCAAATAATCCCCGTGTAATCCGGGATGAAGATTTTGCCAAGTTGAAACGCAGCATTATTGAATTTCCCGAAATGCTTGAAGCACGGCCGATTGTTTGCTTCACGGATGAGCATGGCAAATATGTAGCATTGGGTGGCAATATGCGCCTGAAAGCCCTATCCGATATTGGAGCCAAAGAAGTGCCCATCATTTTAGCAGACAAGTGGACAGCCCAGCAGCGTGATGAATTTCTTATCAAAGACAATCTTTCTTTCGGGGAGTGGAATTATGACGAACTTGCCAACGAATGGGATGCAGAATTGCTTGAGCATTGGGGCATGAAATTACCAACCGATGATGAGCAGGAAAAGCCGGAACGTGATAGCTGCCCGACTTGTGGCAAAGAAGTATAAAAAATTAGAAACAAATTAGAAACATGGCAAACGAAAACAATTTGATACCAGCAAAAAAAGGTGAGGTTAGAAACCCAAATGGCAGACCCAAAAAGTTTGTCACTCTGCTCAAAGAAAACGGCTACAAAGTAAGCGAGGTAAACGACACCGTGCAGGCGATGTTATCAATGACACTGGATGAGCTGAAAGACGTATGGCAAGACCCCAAGGCCACCATCCTTGAAAAGACCATTGCCAATGCCATGCGGAAGTCTTTGGAGAAAGGTAGCTTGTACTCCATTGAAACGCTGCTTTCCCGTGTGTTTGGCAAACCAAAGGAAACTGCCGATGTAAACCAAACGGTTCAGGGCGAAATAAAAATAACACTTGATTTAGGCGACAAATGAAATACTACACCAAGCGCAACAAAAGGTACCGCAGCCGCCATAAAAAAATGACACTGCTGGACACTGCCTATCTTAAAATCAATTATCCCAAAATCAGGGAATTGTTTCAGCAGATAAAGGAAGTTAAGCTATGAAGGTGCTGGCATTATGGCAAGGTATGGGTGGTGTTGAATACCACCGCCTTTACACCCCGTTAAAACGGCTGCAAATCGACCATGCGGAAGAAATAGAGGTGAATGTATCGCAGGAGTTCAACAAGGCAGGATTGCCGGAGTTGAAGCAATACGACCTTGTTTTGTTCAACCGGGATTTGGGTGAGCTGCATTATGAAATTCTGCACTACCTTGCCAAGCATGAAATCCCCTACATCGTGGACATTGACGATTATTGGGTACTTCCCAAGTTCCACCCGATTTACAAATACTACCGGGCCAACAAAATAAAGCAGCGCATCATTGATGCCATCCGGTATGCCGATGGTGTGACCACAACCACCGATTTTCTTGCCAACGAAATCCGGCAGTACAACCAAAATGTGCAAGTGCTTCCCAATGCTCTTGACCTGACCGATGAACAATGGCTTGCAGAGCCACAGCAGCGTGATGTAATCACCTTTGGCTGGGTGGGTGGCATTACTCACAGCAACGACATTATGCTGATTTCCGATGCGATTGCCAAAATGTGCGATTACTACGGGGACAAGGTTAGATTTGTGCTGTGCGGATATCAACCGGGAAGTATGTGGGAAAGCATCCTATACAAGTTCAACGGTTGCAGTAGCAGATTGCGACCTCAAGTGGTGATTGCACCAAGCCAAAACGTAAACGAGTACGGCAATTTTTACCGGTTATTCGACATCGCACTGGCACCATTGGAAGATAACAAGTGGAACAACTGCAAATCCGAACTGAAAATAATCGAAGCGGCTGCATACGGCCTGCCAGTGATTGCATCGGAAGTGGCTCCTTACCTTTCTACCAACCCCGGTGTAAAGTTCACGCAGAACACCCCGGAAGCGTGGTTCGCTGCTATGCGCCAAATGTATGAACTTGCCGACCTTAAAATGGTGGGCAACAATAACCGGGAGCAAACCAACAAAATCCACGATTTGCCGACCATCAACCAAAAGCGGTTGGCATTCTACAAGCAGCTATGCAAATAACCTACACCCGGCCATTCGTAACTGATTACCAACGCAGGATTTTGGATAGTCCGGCACGTTATACAATTACGGCAGCGGCCACCAAAGTAGGTAAAACAGCATCGCACATCATTTGGCTATTTGAGCAGGCATTGGCACTCAAAGAAAATCAATCGGTGTGGTGGGTGGCCCCGGTGTATCAGCAAGCAAAGATTGCATTCAGGCGCATGCGCACCCAGGTTACTGACAAAAGTTTTTTCAAGGTCAACGAAAGTGAACTGCGACTGATTACACCGATGGGTGGTGTCATTCAATTCAAGTCCGCAGAGAAGCCGGATAACCTTTATGGGGATGATGTCTATGCTGCCGTGTTTGACGAGTTCACACGGGCCCGGGAAGATGCATGGTTTGCCCTGCGTTCAACCCTGACCAAGACACAAGGAAAATGTAAGTTAATTGGAAACGTAAAAGGGAAAAAGAATTGGGGATATAAGATGGCCGAGCGTGCCCGGATGGGTGAGCCTGATTACGAGTTCCACAAGATTACGGCCTACGATGGTGTGAACGCTGGCATCTTGGCATTTGAGGAAGTTGAGCAGGCGAAACGTGACTTGCCACCCCATATATTTAGCGAGCTGTACCTTGCAGAACCTACCGAGGATGGCAGCAATCCATTTGGTTTGTCATTCATCAACCAGTGCATTTCACCATTGTCCACAAAGCCAGTGGAGTGGTATGGCATCGACCTTGCAAAATATACGGATTGGAGCGTGATTATAGGCTTGGATGCTGATTACCGGGTGGCGCACTTTGACCGCTTCCAAATGGATTGGGCGCAAACGGAGCAGCGAATAATTAAAACGGTTGGCAGCAGCCCGGCAGCAGTGGACAGCACTGGTGTAGGTGACCCGATTGTGGAAAATATCCAACGGCAATGCCCAAAGATTTTAGGGGTGAAGTTCACATCCGTAAGCAAACAGCAGCTAATGGAACAACTGACAGCCGATGTCCATGCCGGAGCCATTGGTTTCCCGGAAGGCATTATCGCAGACGAGATGCGGAACTTTGAATTTGAACACAGCCAAACTGGGATGAAGTATTCTGCACCATCAGGGCTGCACGATGATGCTGTGGTTGCTCTTGCCCTTGCCCGGCATTGTTCCATAAAAAACAAAAAGGGTGTATTTTTTTTAGTATAACTTCGTATATTTGTAGCATGGAAAACAAACAACAAACAGCAGAATTGAATAATTTTAAAAATTCACCAATCCACGACAAAAAAGCAATTATTGAAATGATGGATGAATTAGAACCAAAAGAAATGATTGAAGTAGTGGAGTTTTTAAAATCAAAAATAAATAAACAAATGAAACAGACAGCAGTAGAATGGTTAGTCAATCAAAATATATCTGTGGATTTGGGAAGTGGTATAAAAATGAAAATACCTATACCAACAGATATTATTGCACAAGCCAAAGAAATGGAGAAGCAGCAGATAATTGATGCTGTTGATGGATTTCCTTTGGATAAAAGAAATCTTGACGGACAAGAATATTGGAAACAAACATACGGAGGTAACAAATGACAATAATAAAAACACTTGTAATTTGGGAGATTTTGAGATTTGGTATTTGTTGGTTATGGTTTAAATTTGTAAAATGAAACTACCGAAGAACTGGAGCCAAATAACCATCGGGCAATTCCAAGAACTGCAACTGCTGACCGAGCCATCGTTTGACAATCAAATCAAAACGCTGTCCATTTTATTGGGCAAAAAGGTTCAGGACATTGAAGAAATGAGGATTGCTGACATCACGTCTGCATTAAGCAAACTTTCATTCATGGCAGAACTACCCACCGCTAAGAACTTGGGCAACTTTCGGGTTGGAAACACGCTGTATAAGTTCGCAGCCAACCAGCACGATTTGCAGGCGCACCAATTCATCACCGTGCAGGATTTGTTTGCTGATAAGGACAAATGGGTTCACAACTTGCACCTGATTATGGCTTCGCTGTGCGTTCCTTACCGCATCCTGCCACCCAAGCGCATGGAAGTTAAGACCAGCGAATTTGAAAAGATTGCAGCAAAGTTCCGCAATAAGATGCCGATTTCATTTGCATACGCATACACGCTTTTTTTTTCTCTATGCTTGCCAACATTACTCGAAACTACCCAAGCATATTTAAAGCAGGAAGTGGAGAACCTGAAGAAGATGGCAGACGAAAAGAACGACCAGCCATTGCATGGTTAAAAACGATTGATGGTATCGCAAAACAAGACCGCACAAAATGGGATTATTTTCTAAACATGAGCCTCATCGAGTTTCTGAATGCAGTCAGCTTTCACAACGAGAAGCAAAGGGCGAGAGCGGAAAGGTTAAACCAAGCCGCCCAAAGCGCAAAAAGTTCAAAGGATAGCATGGTGTATAAAATCGCATTGTTGCAAGAAATGTTGTAACTTTGTAGCAAGGAGTACCAATCTCAAGTGCTGGGTAGTTTTATACTATCAGATGAGCCCATCAAATTTGGTGACCGCTTGGAAAGACAAGCAACATAGTCAGGTGTTGGAATTGGTAAACAAGCGTAGCTATTCTGCGTGGAGAAATCCTTACAGGTTCAAATCCTGTCCTGACTACAAATGCCGGGTTGGTCATAATAGTAAGATTTCCATGTCGACTAACGGGTAGCAGCCAGCAGGCTCAATGCTGTTATTCAAAGGTGGAGGATGGGGGTGCAAATCCCCCACCCGGAGCAAAAATGTACTATTCCAGTTATGAGCATAACAAAAGCGCAACTGGATGCAATAAATCAAGGGATATTGGATAGGCTGGGCAGCACCCGGTCGCAGTTAGAACCGATGGGCACTTCCGTTCTTGCCGACGTCATGCAGAATGTAGCGCAGAAAATCGTTGATGAATTGGAAGTGTCGCTGCGAGAAAAAAAGCTCGTGGCATCCAGTAACCTTTTACAAAGCATAGACCCAACGGATATGCAGGAAAGCCAAAATGGTGTGACCATCAACATCAAAATGGCAAGGTACTGGGAAGATGTGGAATTTGGCACCAAACCCGGCAAGCGTGTCAGCGTGGATGCACTTGTCAAATGGATACAAGCAAAGGGGTTGCCAGTCAGGGCGAAAAAAGGCATGACCATTGACGAAGCCCAGTGGAGTTATGCGGAAGCCATCGCAGGCAAAATCTATAAAAAGGGAACAATTAAGCGTTTTGGTTACAAGGGTAGCGGATTTATTGCCAGCACTTTGTCACCAACTGCCATAAATATTATAGCGCAAAGCATCGGGGATGCAATGGGCAGGCAAATTAGCATCTTTGTCAGTACCGAGCCGGAGTAAAACGTACTATTTTAGGTAATGGCAATTACTATCATTACCGAACCAAACGACATTGCACCCGTTTATTCGGATATTTCCTACGTTTTAAGCTCCACCAACTACACGCAGACCAACTTTAAGTTTGTGGCGGTGGTAAAAGATAGCGGTGGCAACACCATTGCAAAGCTAAAAGCACCTATTTTTTACGGCACAACGGACAAAGGGGTGTTCAACATCAGCCGAATATTGCAGAACTATGTAACGTATGACTTCAATACAGCCACCACAACAACAGCAAAGTGCTCCAACAGCCATGTGTTGTACTCGGTTGAATTTGGCGAGGAATATGGCGGTGCAGAATATTTGAATTTGGCATCCGATACCGGCAAGTTTGCATGGAACGGATTATTCGGATTGTATTCCGGTGAAACCATCAACGATTACAAAATCAGTTTTCCATCCACTTCCGTTAAGTTCCTGACAAGGGTACGCCAACGAAGGGTGACATTGGTGCAAAATGACTACCTTTATTTTCTAAGGGCAAACAACAATGTCGATGTGCAGATTTTGGCCTACAATGCCAGTGGCACTTTGATTGCTACCAGCGTGATTGCAAACACCTTTACCGACACAGCAGACAAAACACAATTTCTGCTCCGGGTTGGTGCCGGGCCTGCAAACCTAAACGCACTGACAGCCGGGCAACTTGCATCGGGTACAGCAGGCAACGTGGTTCCTGCAAACACCAGTTACTACACCATGCAAATAATCAGCGACCCCGGAAGTAACCCCGGCAGCGAAGCCTACCGATTTGATGTAGTGGAAGAATGCAGCAAATACAGCCCACAATATTTGTACTTCCTTAACCCATTGGGTGGCTTTGAAAGTGTGCGGTGTAGCATGGCATCAACTGACCGTTACAACATCAGCAGAAAGCAATTTAAGCGGAATAATTACACGCTCACTGGCGGCAGCACCTATGGCTACGACACGAGCAAACACGGCCTGACCAATTACGCTACCGAGAAAACAAAAGAGGTGGTACTTAACACCAACTTTTTGAATGAAACGGAATTTGAATGGCTGCAAGATTTGATTGCCAGCCCGGTGGTTTTCCTCGGCAGCATTCCGGTAAACATCGTGGAAACTTCCTATGAGGTATTTGATGACATCGCAGGGCCAAACAACCTAAAAATAACCGTGCAATATACTGAACCTGAAAGGCTGCAAAACGCATGAACAACGTAAGATTAGTGTGCGGCAATGTGAGCGTTGATTTGCCGAGTGACTTCGGGATATTGATTAATAAGTCCATTGCAGACATCCGGGAGCCGGAAAGCCGCAGTTCGGATTGGTCAAA